GGTTCGTCCATCCCCTCTAACAAGTCAGACGCCTGTAAGAACTTCATCACGTTGACGAAGTCAGCCTTCTTGAGTTCTTGGTAGCGCGGCACTTTAAACCGCTCGTATAGCGCGTGGTAGACACGCTGATAAGCCAAAGAACTATTCTTAGCTAGTCGACTGACGGCGGTACGTACTAAGTACTGCTGCGTGACGTCGATGGTGTCAGAAGGCATTGTGTAGCTTCCTGTCTTGCGGATCGAGGGGAGTACTTCAGAGGTTACCCAGCGTTTGAACTCTTTTGCCTTTTCGAGCTTAGAGCCGAAGATCAAGCAGTAGAGACCTGACTCATTGATGACATTGACGAGTTGATTTCTTCCTTTAGCGTCAAGAATACGAATCTTTGAAAGGTCTTCGGGAGAAACGTGTAGCTTAATTGCATTTGTCGTATCTTTGAAGCCAAGGGCTCGTGCGATATCGACGGCAACGAACAATGGGGTTTCTGGAGATCCGTAAACACGGATAGATGAATCGCCAAAGTTGAAAGTGGCATTGATTGTCATAAGACACCTCTTACTAGTTTTAAATTCCACCAATCTGCCAAGATGGTGGGTGAACTTGCAGGTTGGCAGATCGGGTAAGAGGTACCGACACATCAAATGATGTCCCACAAGTCCACCCGTAAAGGTGACTTATTTATGGGGTGGTAAAATGCCACCCCATGGCTTAGACAACAAAAAAACCGAATGTGTAGCACAAACGGTGTCTAAGCACCTCTTACCGTTCAGGCTGCCAAGCCCGACCGTATCTTTTTCATACGGCACTGCTAGTGTACTGATACTAGATAGCATTGTCAATAGGTATTGTTTTGAGTAGCGCGAGGCGACAGTTGTTGGTTAGAATCCGTGCATAACCAATAGCGGTCTTCCGCGCGCAGAGATTGTTTATGAAACTAGAAACCTTTGAACAAGTCGTCACATTCCTTAACTCACAGTCTCCTGACTGGGAAACCGTAGAACTAGGCGATAGCCTTTTTACTGTTAAAATCCACATTGAAGGGGACAGGTACAAGGCAACCATTCCAGGTCCCCTACTCAAGAGTTTGAGTGCGTATCAGGATGCGATTTATCGCATCTATGCCATGGCGCAGTATGGAAGTGAAAACATAAAGAACCTTACAGACCTTGAGAAAGAATCTCTCAATGTTTGGTTTAGTGTTTCACAGGGGAGTAGCACCCTTGAAGGAATATTTGCACAAATCATTCTTGCTTTAATGAAGGCACTCAAAAATATGGACTCGAAAGACAAAAAAGCATGCATCATAGCTTTAGCGGGGATTTTTACCGCTGGTATTGTTGTTAGCATTGTTGTCCCTAACATTTCTAACAACCTTCGGCAGGTCGAACTAGATCGTATTGCCCAAGAAGAGCGTCATGAAAGTCAGGAACTTCAAAAAAAGGCACTAGACTCTCTTCAAGAAAGTCTCAATAAGCATGACAAAACCATTGCTCTTTTAGAAACCGCGGTGAAGAGTACACGAGAGGCTCAAGAACAGCTTGTAAAGGGGGCAACTCACGCATCGCACATTACGATCGGGAAGAAAGAGTACAAGGAAGAAGACATCAAACAAATCCAGTCTTCCAAGCGGAATCCTAGCGAATCGAAGGATTCTGTGTTAGATAACGTACTCGTTACCGGCATTATTCGTTCCGATGATGAAGATCGAATCTACACGGTCGAAATCAAGACGAAAACAGGGGAAAAGTACCGTTTTAATGCGGTGATGGACACCCTACGTCTCGACGATGAGGCTTACGACGCTAGAGCGCACAAAGTCCTGTTTGAGTCCTTTTTGAACAAAAAGCCAATCAGTGTCACTATTAACGTTAGAACGTATAGGGACAAGTCGACACGTCAACAGTTGATAGATGCTTTCTTTCTTGAAGACGACCTATAAAAGACTGTGTGCCTACCGCCTTGTAAAGATGATCTAGTTACTACAAATGCTAACTTAAGTTTGACTACACATCTCCCACCGTGTTATTTTTTAGTTGCGGGCGAAAGTGCCGTATACCTGTGTTCCCGAATTAACGTTTAAGCGATCTCTAAGATCGCCGGCCACAGGGTAGCCGTGGTTCATTACCACGGCTTTTTTGTATGCGTTCAGGATAGTCCAACGCCAAGCTCGACCACGTCTTGTCCACGTTACCCATAATCAACCGCCTTGTAAAGCAAAGCCCCGATGTCGTTAGACGCTCAGGGCTATAGCTCGTGGTTATTGTTGCTCAAACTCAGTTTACTAACTGAGGTTGAGGCTCATCACTATCATCTCCCTCTTGCTTATCATCCGTGCCAAGAAGATCAAGGATGTGGTAAAAACGGGGAATACCTTTAAATTTTTTGACCAACACATTGACCAAGAAGTTTTTTTTGAAAACAGGAAGAGATAGAATTTCCTGTTTGATCGTATCCGATGAGTAAGTCACTGAAACGGGTCGATCATAAATCTCAGGAATATAGGCTTTGTCTTTGGATACACTATCCACAGCTTTAAAGTACATGATGACTGCGGTGTACAAGTCAGAGCTTTGAGTGTCTTGTTTGAGCTCGTCAATTTTCCCGCGAATTTGGTTCTGCAAAATATTGGCATCACGGCTGTTGAGGTTGATGACCGTGATGGGACTGTTGTTCAATGTGCCAATCGTCCAACTTGAACCAGAATCGTTTGCGATCGGAGTAAGAGTTTTTGAAAACTCTTCAAGCTCCTTTATCCCAATATTGTTTGGTTTTTTCGCGTTCCTCAGAATCCAATCGATCGATGCCTTCATATGATTGAGAAAATCAGCAACCGTATTGAGGTTTGCAATAATTGGAAGAGCAGCTATTGACACCACTTCAAGGTCAATGATGATGCTTCCCTTTGAGACATCACTGACTACGATTTCTTGCTTTCCAATGTTGGGATCAGCCTTGCAATATTCCATGTACAGCTTTGAGAAACTGCTTAACGACAGAGCAAGGTCGTCAAGAGACGGAGGGGTTGAGTATTGATAGTGCAATCTAAACCCATTTTTTTCCATGTCTTGTGTGGTCATGATTTTGGCCTCATAAATTTGTGCTGTCATTGTATGGATATCGTCACGTTTTGTAAAGGGTGATCAGACGCCCGTCCCTATCGATCACTTCTGGTGCTTCTCTCATTCTTTCTCACGAACCGCAATCAGGTAATGGGACTTTATATAAGATGATCACAATTGAAAGAATCCATGGAAGCCCTCAGCTAAATGCTCAGGGCTTCGGTTGACCCTTTCACCCTAGACATCAGACTACTGAATGGCTTTTTGTGCCGTTATCGCACCCATTCAACCCTTAGCACGGCCTTATAAAGACTTTCTAGGATTAGCTCCCTCAGGTCGTAGAGCCTCACTCGCACTCGCCACATTGCCGTATGTGGGTCTTCGCGGTCACTATGTGGTAAATCATCAATACCAACTTAGGTAAGTAAATAATACCTAAATAAGTACCAATGTGGTTATACAAAGTTACCGCGAATTGCATTTTGTTTGACCTATATCAAATAAGAAGAACTTAAAGGTTGGGGACAGAAGGTAATAAAAAAAGTCCCGCGCATTGGCGAGACTTTCAAGAGGAGAAGATGAAATGCAGCGAACTACAGGTCACGGGCGTTAAAACTTAGTACTGCGCGCCCTATGACTGTCACAGACTCTATATCGTCAATGACAATCGGTGGATACTTCTCGGAATTATCAGAAAGTAGTCTGACTTTTCCGCCAGGTAGTAGCTGAGTCCGTTTGATGAATACCCCTCCAGAGTAAGCGACAACGTAAATCCCGTCATAGCGTATATTGCGCTGGGAGGTATCGATGATGATGAAGTCACCAGACTCTAAGGTGGGGCGCATACTATCTCCGTGGGCTGTGATGATATGGAGATAATTTCTGCAAAATGGGGATTTGATCTTAGCTGTCAGCCAATCATTTTCCACGCGCAACATTTTAACAAGCTGGAACGCATCTTCTTCGTTGCCACCATAGCCACAAGAGCCTCTCACATCCAACACAGGAATAGAGATTTCATTTTCGTTTGGTTCTAAGGTTTGGGGGCGGTCAAAAGAAAGGTCTCCATAGCGCAAAAAAGCGGGAGTAACGCCAAACAGTTCCGCCAGTGACTCAATGTTTTCCTCGCTCGGAGTCATATCTCCGTTAACCCATTTGACCACGCTCACGTGGGATACATTGACCTTTCTTGCTACATCTCGTACTGAGAGTCCTCGTTCTTTTCTTAGGCTCGTTAGCCGTTCACCTAGTGTCATATTGTCTCCTTAAAGGAAATATACCATATTACCAAATAGAAGGGTACTATATAATTACCACTTTGTCTATTTTGTGGTAATATACCCATACCGATAACAACAAAGAGGTTCCTTATGCCTACCGTTTCTGTAAAAGAAGCCATTAGAAAAGTTGGTACTCAGCAACACGTGGCTGACCTATTGCGCGTGTCTCGCCAAACCGTCAAGGTGTGGGTTAAGTCAAACCGCGTTTCTCCTCGTTATGTAGTGCAGTTTTGCAAGATCACTGGAACGACCCCTGAACAGGTGAATGGCTTCGCGAAGGCAGTTATTACCTATTCGACAAAATCAACCGGCGATAGCAGTCACTAGGAGTAAGTATGAATTACTACCAACACAACATTGGCGATTTCGCCTTTGATACGAAGTACATGAACTTTGAACAAAAGGGCATCTACATCGATCTTATCGACCATTATTTAGCCACTGGCAAGCC